ATTGCTGCCCAAGCCTCTTGGTCATTCTTACAACCATTGAGGGCTTTGAAGCTTGCTGCATCACCCCACTTCAATGTGGATGCAGAGTTGGCTTTGTAGTTGTCGATGCTGTCACCAGAGCAAACTTGGTGGTAGAGGAACATTCTGCCGTGGCCCCTAACCTTACCCTTTTCGTCCTTGTACAAACGTCCGAAAGTATCACAATTTGTGACACCCCACTCTGGATGGTTTGGATTGAAGACTAAGGCAGGACTTCCCATAGCATCTTTGTCGATGGCCATGAGAATTGTAGCAGGCTTACGGTAGGATGCAATCACACACCAGTCGTCGGCTTCAAGCCCTTCGACCACTTCTACGTTGTATGTTCTTTGCAGGTAGTTGGATACTTCTTCCAGATACACCGGGCGAAGCATATCCTCGCGGTTTCCTTTATACTTGAGAATCGTGGATGCGTCAAGCCTCCAACTGTCTCCCTTGCCGAGGAACCCAATGTGCTCATCCGCTTGCACTGCCCGTAGCCACTTCTCCATCATCATCTTGGCTAGATGCAAAACATTCTCAAGTTTGTCTGGTGTCTGGATATCTGTGATCTGGAACTCTTCCAGCTGGAAGGGGGATGTTCGCCCCTTGTTGATTTGTGCTAGGTAGCCTCCATCTCGTTTGACTCCACCATAAAACTCTGTGCGGTTTTTGAAGTCAATCTCTCTTCCAGACGGTAGATGCACAACATGGATTGTGCGTGTCTCTCCTGCACTGGATGCTGCATACTTGATGGCATCCATATCGATTACGGCTTTCACCATATAAACCTCCTCTGACGAAAAAGGGCACTCGAAGATTTCTCCCCGGTGCCCTTCTTGTTTACTGCAGTCGCTTAGGCGTCGTAGCCTGTGAGTTCGACATATTTTGCAAAGACTGCATTAGTCTCTTCTTGCGTCTCTTCGAAGTCACGTTTGGCTTCGATCTTGGCAGCTTTAGCGATACGCTTCACTTCCACCTTATCGATGCCACCCGGATTCTTATCTTTGTGCCAAGCGGCATCTTTCTTCAGCTGAGCAATATCAGCGGAGAGGGTCAGCTTCTGTCCTTCCAGCTCGGCCAGACGGGTGAAGAGTTGTTGTTCAGTGAGCGTTACGCGCTCTGCTTGTTCGGTCATATTTCCTCCTTCAACAAATTACTTCTGTACCACCAAACGGACTTGGCCGTGGCCAAATACTGTCGGGGAATTTAGGATAGCTTGGGATTATCGGGGCACTTGGCGGGATTGCTGGTGTCACTGGTGGAATACCACCAACCTTCGGCGTAACCTTCACGAACACAGTGGACAGGTGATCTTTGATCGCTTGCCATTGTGCAGCAGAGGGTTTCTGATCGGGACACAGCTCAACGAATCCTTGAAGCCAGTAGCAAAACTGTTCTGGAGTCATTGGGCACCATCCAACATCAGACACACAAATCCGAGGACGAAGTAGCCAATCGGCAGTTTGAAGTAGACTCCAGCCAGAAAAGCAAATAGTGCTACCATCACCGTTTAAGCCCGAAAGCTACTACCAGCGTACCCAGCACAAACAGACTCGCTACAATAGCTAGCGGAATCCACAGCGGAGCGAATACCCAAACCCAACTCCATGCAGCTACAGCACCAATGCCTGCGAGCTTCAGGGTCAGGAAGATCAGGAACAGCACGGTACAAATACCAAATTTCATTTCAACCTCCTTTGAAAGGAGAGGGGCTTGCGCCCCTCAGATTAGAACGGAATATCGTCGTCAAACGAATCTGCGTCGGATACCACTACCGGGGCTGGAGTAGCCTTGGCTTTGGTCTTGGTCTTAGGAGCCTCTTCAGCAGGAGTTTCTGCAGCCGGGGCTTCTTTCTTACCACGGACAGATTCGATCTGCTCCTTGATCTTCGAACCTTCGTAGTTGTTAGCACCTTTGATGGTGTTCACAACGTGGTTGCGAATCTCTTGGATTGCCTTCGGGTCGTTGTCGGCATTGAACATCACCAGCATCGGTTCGAAAGGCAGCTCAGGTGCGGATTGACCACGGCCCAGAGCAGCAGCGAAGTTGACGTACTCGGTGTAGTATTCCTTACCATCCTTACCAGCCTTCATGAACACTTGTGCAGTGAATTGGAAAGCTTCACCCAGCAGCTCATCGATACGTTCCGGCAGGAATGCTTCGCCAGCTTTGATCAGCTTAGCAGCAACCGCCATCTTGTACGGCAGACTGTTTTGAGCCAGACTCCACACTTTGGTTTTGCGGGTCTTGTCGAGGTTGGTGTAGCGCAGCGGAGTAGGACGCTGGACAACCATACCCTTCGACGGCAGGTAGTATTGACCACCCATCCACAGACGCAGCGGAAGCGGCTTACTTTCACCGAAGAACTGCCCCTTGTCAACGATGATTTCGGGGAAATCTACTGCGAAAGCAACACATTGTTGCGGCTTCTGCGGCCAGCACTTGAAGCGGGCTGGCTTCTTGGTATCTTGGTTGATACCATCTTTGAAGTAGGTGTTCGGGTTTTTGGCAACTTCTTTGCGCTCGTCTTCTTCAGTACCAACGAAGAGAGTTTCAGCGTCAGGCAGGTCTTGTTCACCGAGGTCAACAATCATGCTCACAACGCCAACTACAGTTTCACGATCCTGCAGCTCAGCAGTCTCTACGACATACTTGTTCAGAGCGTCGAAATCGACTTCACTCTTGCTTGCAGATTCGGTTTTGTTTGCACCATATACTTGAAAGGACATTAAGAATTGTCTCCTGTGTTACATTAAGAAGCGGACATTGCGTCCATTTTGGAGGGCTGCTAATTGCTAGCAGGGACTCTATTGTACCATAAAATCCCTGCTTGGCAAGCCCCATTAGCGAATTTCTTTGTCCACTGCCATCTTGTAGATTGCAGCGCCTGCGGCCTTACCGCCGAAAGCAGCTTTGGTAGCACGAGCGTCTTCACGATCTGCTGTGGTGTAAACCACCTTCCCGCCCTTGACAACAGCGTAGCAAGGAAGCTTGATTCGCTTGGCTTTCTTCTGCTTACCGCGTCCAACCAGAACGAATGCTTCCGGGCTCATGACTACATCACCACCATAGCCGAGGCGGTTATCTACAGCGATAGCCCAGCCACTTACGTGGGTAACGACGCCCTCGTATCCGATATCCATCCACTCCCCTTTAGCGATCTGCTTACGGGTGCAGCGTACTTTGTCTCCAATTTGGAACATACTTTCCTCCTTCAATCAGTGGCAGTCGCGCCAGTTCAGGCCGACCATGTATCCGGCAGTCAGGTCTACGTTCATACCGAAGTCCCGTCCTACCTCATTCACAACTTCAACAACAAGTTGTCCAGCTTTGCAGTAGGCAGTGAACACACCACCCTTTGGCGAAGGCTTGATATCACTCCAAATCTCACCGTACTGCTCGAAACGCTCCTCCTTCCATGCCTGAGCTTGTTCAGTGTCTTCGAAGCGCTTGAACTTCACGGAAGCCTTGCTAACTTCCAGCTGTGCTTCGTCGTGATAGGCGATGAGCTGCTGACACCACTCTCGATTATCCAACGAATCCACAAAGAAGTCAACAAGCAATCCTGCCTGCTTCAAACGTCTGTCGTGTACCACCATTGCCCGCTTGGCACAGATCACACCGCTGCTCTGGAACTTGGAGTTGAGGATAGCGTGTGCAGACCGGGTGGGCACTAGGCGCCCATCGATACCGATGATCTTACGCTTACCAAACTTACCCCACTCCACTTGCAAGGCGTTCTTCAGGCCCTTGAGAGGCGCTGCAGCTTCCCAGAAAGCATCGAATACAATCTGACCAGTTGCAAGGTCACTACCAATGGTCTTAGCTACCTTGGCAGCCTGAGCACCATACGTACAGCCATACTTCACGTTCTTAGCTGGACCACGAGCGAACTCACGAGCGATGATCTGAGAAATCTTCTTAGCCATCATCGTGTGTACGTCATACGGTTTGTCCATCAGCAAAGACTGACAGTATTCCTTAGCCTCACCAGCTTCGAAGTCCCAGCAGAAGTGAGCTTCTTCGCGTGCTTCCAAGCTATCGAAGTCATAACCAATCTGCCAACAATCCTTGTCCACACCGAACATAGCTCGCATCATTGCCCCGTAGAGTGAAGTCACTCGTGGGATGTTGGCTACAAGCCTATGCTTCATTCGAGACGTTGCTGCACCACAAGTATCTGCTGGGGTTGGAATGCGTCCATCCTCTCGGACGTTAGCAAGGTAGCCCTTTGCAGTTTGATCGTCAACATCATCCTCGAAGTCTTCAAACGTCATGCCACCACCCAGAATCGAGTTGCGGCGGTGACGATAAGTTAGGTACTCCACGATATCCGTTACGTGTGAATACTCTGGATGCTCCTCTACGAAACGTAGGAGGTTACGGCAAATCTCCTTTTCCTGACCAACGGTAAAGCTTGGGTTGGTCAATACTTTGATACCACCGTTGCGCTCCATGCGCTTTTGGAACTCAGCAGCTAGGCGGCGCTCAGCCTCTGTACGGCTCATATTCGGACGATATGTCAGCCCGAGGTGTTCCATACGGTCACGCAGGAAGGCACTGTCCAGAGTCTGGGCAATGTAGCGATCTACGGTTGCCCGCAGCTTATCCGGGGACAGCTTCAGCTTCTTGCTATCGACAGTGATGTCCTTCTCTTTGTACTCCAGAGGCTCCCAACCGAGGCTTACAAGCCAGTTCTTAATGTGCGTGGTGTCATCCACAGACGCAGGAATCTCTGTGACCAGAGGCTCTAGCGGCAGCGGAAGCGGCAGCTCCTTGCCATTCCACACGAAGGTGCGATCAACAATCGTTGCACCCATCTTCAAAGCAAACTTCTCAGTCAAGGCAGCAATCGAGCCGTCTTGCTTGAACTGCTTCTTCGGAGGCGTGCTGTCGTTCATCACAGCCTTTGTTGCTGGGCGAGGCGGCAGAATCGCTTCGATCTTTTGTCGGCGCTCCTCCATCATAGCGTCCAGCTCAGCCAGATTCTTCTCTGCCAGCTCACGGTCGAACCAGAACCCACGGTGCTCCTGCCGTGTGATAACATCCATCACAGCCTTCTCAAGCTTGATGGCAGGATGCCACTTGTTGTTCCAATCCCACTCAGCCTGTTCAGCATTCAGCTTGCCAATTACTCGGCGGTTAGCTCGGCAGTCGAAGATGTTGTAGTACAGCATGTCCGGTGCGAACTCTTCAAAGCGCTCGTGCGCTGGAATGTTCTTGCGGAATGCTACCTTCTCTACGTCACCATCTTTCGCCAGAGCTTCAAGGCTATTGCCACCAAAACGGTCTGGGTTGAGGGTCTTTGCTCGAACAAGAGTGTCATCAAAGATGATATGCTTACCATCCCAACGGTCATCTCCCAAAGGAGCGCCCGGAGTCATATCAACTTCAATCTCAAACGGAATGCCAAACCAGAGCTTGGAAACCATAAGGTCGTAGTTGATGATGTTGTGACCAGCTACAGTGCTACCCTCTGGGATGGCTGCTACGAAAGCAGGCCACTCATCGAGTTGCTTGTGAATGTAGCTGATCGGCTCATACTCTTCCAGACGATACTCGTAATCGAACAGCTGCGATTGCCACACATGCGCTCTGCCATCCAGCTCGATTTTCGGGCCGTTGTAGAATGCGTAGGTGTAGTTCTTCTCGCCAATCTGTACGTCAGCTACAACGCAGTGCAGCTTGAAGGTTGGCTTCAGTTTGTAAGGGACGGCTGTGTAGTCGATGCTTTCGCGGTTGAGCAGGTTGTTTGCTTCTTTGTCGAATACAATGTGCCAAGGTTGCTTCATACTTCCTCCTTCGTAATCCCGGCATTGTAGCTGGGAGAAGAGGAGGCGTCAAGCCCCCTCCATTTCCACAAACATTTCTGGGTGTTTCGTCAGCCAGTCGTCAAGATCGTACAGACGGTGCTCTTGGTTGCTGTAGTAGAACTTACCAGCGACCGGAGAGGTCTGGCCAGTCCAACGGCACTTAGTCATCTTCATGACAGTTGTGTTTCGCTCCAGTTCGCTCTCAGCTTCCTTGTTTCGAGTGAACAGCAGGTTGCAAGCAGCAGACTTGAAGATAGCGGAGCTACCTTGGAAGTCTTCTTCGTGCAGATCAGCACCAGTCGAGTTAGCCTTCGAACCACTACCACTCTTACGGACGTGGTTGATGTTGATGAAGGTTACATCATGGCTCTTCACCATACCCTTCATCCAGCGCATGAATACAGCTTGCTCCTCGTTGCTCAGACCATCTAGGATGTCCTGCAGCGGGTCGAGGATGATCACTTTGCAATCGCAAGCGATGATCAGGTTCATGATCAGGTCTTTCAGGCTCTCCAGACCACCATCACGCTCTTCGACAAGGTGCCAACGGTGTGTACCGTCAGGATTGAAGAACAGATCATTAGCCGCAGCCTCTACCTCTGCTGTGTTGAGCAAGTCGAGCTTGTACTCGTCATCTTCGATCAGGTCGAGCTTCTTACCGATATGGCGAGAAAGCATCTTTGTACCGTACTGAGCACAGTCAGATTCGAGAGAGACTACGCCAATCTTGTGCGGGCTGTTGAATACCCAGTAGTAGACGCATTCATCTGCAATCGTACTCTTACCTGTACCAGACGCAGAGCCGAGGTTGACGATCACTTTCAGCGGGATACCACCAGCCATCAGACGTTGCAGTTTGTGCATGAATGGCGGCAGCGGAATCTTTGGAACCTTCGCAGCTTCCTTGATCAGGTCCATCAGGCCACCAGAGCCCACGATACCGTCTGGAGTGTACGGACGGGCACGGTAGAATGCTGCAATGAAGTCTTTCTGTCGCTCAGCTTTCAGGTACTCGTTAGGGTCTTTCAGGCCCATCGTCATGATGAAGGCTTTACCCTTCGGCAGCACTTTGGCAATCGACTCTGCAGCTGCTTGGCCAGCCTTGTCGTTGTCCATACAGATAACGACTTTCTCGAAACGGTTGAACCAGTCATAGTGACGTTGTACTTGCTTGTATGTACCGCTCTCACCGACAGTCGCAGATACAACTGGCATTGTCTCATAATCCATTCCACGAGACGCATTGTAGTCTTTGAACATCTGGTAAGCGGAGAGTTGATCCACTTCACCACCAACCAGCAGAACGTACTTACCGGAGGTGTGCATGAATCGGTGCTGGCCGAACAGGTCACACTCTTTACCTGTCTCGCCTAGCGGTTTGGAAAAATCCTTTGGAAGGATTCGACGTTTGTAGCCGCTCAGAACCCCATCGGCTGTGGTCGGGTAGTATTGAGACACCAGCTCTCCAGTTTCAGGAGAGTATTCGTGCAGCACACCAAAGAAGCTTGTAACGTCGCGTCGCAAACCTCTCCA